CTATCCAATACTGCTCCCTAATTAACGATTGAACCCTTGATTCACAGGGGTATTCTTCAATAGGGGTCATTATCCAGTTGTCCCATCCTCCATTTGCTCTTATAAATTGGTATTTTTGTGTATTATATTCCTTATTATTAAGGTTATCACACCCATTTTTGTGTTTATATCGGCGTGATGTAAAATCGGTTGTTGAACCTATATAAATCTGTGATATTGTTTCATCTTTACAATATATTTTATAAATGATTGTTTTTGAATAATCTGTTGGTTTTTTCGGCATTTTATTATATGGTATAATATGGTATATAATCTTTAAATCAATTTTTTTTATAATAAAAAATTATGTATGGAATGGTTTTGTGCCGTATTCACTATTTTTGTTCCAGCATAATGCGCAAGTGCTGTTATTGGACTGATGAATGATAATTTTTGTAATCCTTTCATAAAGCGTTGTGTGAATGTTGGTTTTTGTTTGCTGGTGTATCTTTTTATTTTACCTATCATAGACTTGTGTGCGTTTTCGCTAATTAAATCCCCCTTGATAATATGATGTGTAGATTTGTCGGCAATTTGTTTGTATTTTTTGCTTTTTGGGTCTAAATCAATCTTGAATATTGGACTAGTTCCAGCATTAAATGTATGAACTGATTTCACATTATCTAATACATAAGGTTTTTTTATGAGAGTGTTTTGTATTGTAGAACCGCCTAATGAATGCCCTGTTAAATGGATTGGTTCATCACTCTTCTCACGAATGTGTTTTATAACTCTTTCAGTATCTTTTGCTCTAGAACGATGCAGCTGGTCTGCTTTTTGCTTACCTTGTAAGATTTTAAAATCAGCACTCATTTGTGAGATTTTATCGTTTTGTGAATTTAAATCGGTTCCTCTATGTGCTATTACATAATGCTTTTTTGACGCTTGATGAAATGTGTGAATATCTTTGGTTGATAAATCGTTTATTTTTGTGTATCCCAGTTCTTCATATTTTGGTTCTGATGTTGTATATGTTTGATTTGCTAATTCTGCTAAATCTTGAGTAGTAGGGTCTTGACTTTCTATTTCAGGTTGTTCCATCATATATTAATATTATAATATATAATGATATATTTATTTCATCTTTTTTTTTTCATAATATAATCGTTTCTGTTCTTTTATTTTATCTTTATTTTTTTCATAATATAATCGTTTTCGTTCTTTTATTTTATCTTTATTTTTTTCATTATATAATCGCAGTTGTTCTTTTATTTCATCTTTATTTTCTATATAGTAGTCCATATAGTAGTCCGTGTGGTATTCTTTTTTTTGTTCTAATGTTGTAAAGCATTTTCTTGAATTCAAAGTTGCTAGTAACTCCATTCTGATTTCTTCTTCTCGTATTCTTGCTTGTATTTTGGAGCAATCTAATAATTCTTCAACACAAACCATAGTCCAATTGTCCCATCCACCATTCTCACGAATGGTTTGATAAATTTTTGTATTATAAATTTTTCCGTTTTCGTTATTACAATTGGTTTTATGTTGGTATTTTCGGTGCTTTAAACTTTGGGTTGAACCTATATAAAAGTCTGAAATTGTATCATCTAGGCAGTAGATTTTGTATATATAATATGTAGTCATTATATGTTATATATAGTTATATTATGTCTTTAAATGGTTTTATTTTGTTACTTACTGAGACTTTTTGTTACTTATTTTGACAAACTTGCTCCACCATTTACAGCATCAATAGATAAGATTAAATCATAGACAGCAAAGAAGTCACAAGTGTAACCACCAGCAGCTTGAGTATTTGTGATGTTGAGATATGTGTTGGAACTGTTGGTGTCTATACCCCCAACAATAGCACCTGAGCCAGTTGTACTATGTTCTTCAAACACAATACCAAGAGCATAACAACCTGCTAAAGTTGAACTATCTTTTTGTAAATAAGTAGCAGCATTACCAGCAATATCAAAACCAACAGATGAAACGGCATTAAAGCAATTAGCTAATTCTGCTATTGATTCCCCAGCACCTCCATCAACTCTTACAGGAGTTGGGTTGATATTTTTACCATCAATATTAAAAGTATAATCTTTAATGTATGGGTCACATCTGTTACCGACTGAATTTTTTAAAGCAGGAGCAGCAATATCAGCACTTAATCTAAAGCAACCGAACATGGATTTAACAGAACTAAAACGAGCAGGGATTAGAAGGGATTGGACTGAAGAAGCAGCAGTAGAAGTTTGGAAATTAGCAACTGCTTGTCCTGCGACTTTCCATACACCTCCAGCTTCGTCTAAAAGTTGTCTGTAAACAGCATCAGTCATATCCATATATTCTAATTTAAGAGCAATATTTTGTAATCTGTAATTTAAGACAGCAGCACCTACAGCAACAATAGCATCGTCAGTTTTTGCCATACTTAATCTTAATCTCATACCATCAATACAAGGGATAAAATTTTCTTGACCGACACCGAATACTGCAGAATGAAGTGGGATTGAAACTCTTAATTTAGTATTGTAACCAGCAGCACCGAAATCAGCACCTTGTTTGTGATTTGTAGATGAAGCACCATTCATAATGGAACAGAAAGTAGTTTGGCGGTTGGTTGATTGTAAATCGTATATTAAATTAGCATATACATTATAGTTGTTTAGTGTTTCAATAGTTTGGTTTTGAATGGTTGATTCTAATAAATTAATTACAGAAGCAGCATTACCATTTGCTAAAGAAGCGGCAGTAGTAGCACCAGCACCATTAACATCAATATCAAATGTTAAAAATGATGCTTCACCATTTAACATACTTCTTGAACCTGATGGAAGGTCAAAAAAAACATCACCAGTAGATTGAGACGAAGTATAGACTGAAAGATTGGAAGGAGCTACAGAGATTTGTCTGCGTTTGAAGTGAGAGAGACCTTTGTATTGACTTACATCAATTTTGGAGGAGATAGACATACCAAGAGTTTCCATAGTATTATAACATACCATTAGATAAAAATTTCAGAATAAAACATTTATTTAAATTTTTATAATAAATGTTTTAAAAAACGCCTAAACTATTCATTCTATTTCTTCCAATCTTACTGAAAATTCAAAATCGTCTATTGGAAGTAATGATAAAAGAGGAGGTGGCGCCCACCCAGTTGTTTGATTAGTTTGAGGATATAAATAATTGTAACCGAATGCTATTACATTTAATTCTCTGGTTAAATCGTTTATAATGAATTTGGGAGGGTCAAATATTGAATAATTTACAGTCCACACCCCTGATTGTCCTATCCCATCTATATATTGGTAACCCAGTAGAGTGTAATTTTTTAATTCTGTTAAAACTGGGTTGTCTAAAAGACTTACACTTGTGGGGTAATCCCTAAATGCTGGTTGTCCTGTCGTAGAATCTATGTCTATAAATCCTAAATTAGTTGATGGAATACCATTCACTATTACGGCATCTGCCGTGAAACCATCAATTCCACCAGGATACAATCTTGCGGTTCTAACTAATGAATTATATTCTTGCGGACAACTTACATAAGCAGTTGCGAATCCTGGCGGTGATACTCCTGATACAAACACTTGCGATGTTGCTAAAACAGCATCATTTTCATCTAACCAATCAACATAAACTCCGTCAGGTGTTACATTACTACCTAAGCGTAACCATAAATATATTGGCGGGTCCAAATAAGTATCTTCAGGTATACAAGTCCCTAAAAAACCATTTACTGCTAAATATTTGAGTAAAAAACCTGTAGCAGGTTGTCCGTCTATTGCTATGCCTGTTATAGTTGCTAACCATTTATTATTTTTGTTTTTTTTCATTATTGTAGGGTCAAATTTAAATGTGGTTCTATTACTTGAACCTTTAAAGGTTTGGTTGTATGTCTTGTATATAGTTGGTTCCCATCTTAAATCATCTATTAGTTTGTTTTCATTACTCAATTCTTCAATACACATATTAAAACCAATATAAGAAGGTTGATACCAGTAAGGGTAATCATATCCTACTGCTTGAAACCTTACTAACATAGGGTTTTGCGGTAGTTCATCAATCACAATTATAGTAGCGTCATTTCTAGTTAAGAAGGAATTTACATTTGTAAATTTTTTATTTGTTTCTGCTATAAAAAGAGCGTTGGGTGATGGTATGTTTGTAAATGGAATGTTACCTAATGATTCATTAAATCCTATGTTTTCAAAATAACTCTTATTATCTATACCATCAATAGCAAAGCATCTTAAATTTGGATTCCCTGCTCCTGGTCCTTGAGGGTCAAATGTATTGAAAAAATTAAATTTTATACGCCACTTGTTTTTTGGGTGTTGTTTTTTAATCCATTTGGGTATAGTATAATAATGATTTAAAGCAGGGTCTGTAACAGGCAAACTATAATTATATGGAACATACCTGATGTCTTGAAAATACACATTATATATATTTATTAACTGCATTTATATATAATATGAATATAATTTATTCTAAATATTCTTCAAATCTCAATTGTAGGGACATAGATAGTGGTTGAGATATAGTTAATGCTCCTAATGGGTCGTTTGCGTTCCTTAATTGAACTTGAAATGGGGTTTGAGATAAATTATCACAAGTCCAGTATGATGGTGCGTATTGAGTTGCTCCTACTTGTACCGTATCTACATTTAGAAGTCCTAATGTGGTTAGAGTATAAAATTGGGTTAAATCTGTATCTAATTGTAAAGTTGAACCTGCGTCACAAAGTCCTTGAGCGAAAACTATTGTGTTACTGACTACAGAAGTTCCTCTATATACTCCTATTGAAACACAGGTTACTTTCCATTTACTTTCAAATCTTGATTTTATTATATATGGTGCTAATTGAAATGTGAAATTACCTGTAGCATTATTTGTATCTGTTTGAATAAAAGTCTGGTTGTATATGTTAATTACTTTCATTATATATAATATACCTACATATAATAATTTTTGCTCCTAAATTACATAGTTCTAATTCCGCCTCCGTGAATACCCCTCATTAATGGATTTGGTCTAGCTAATGGTTGTGGTTCTACTGGTGGTCTTACTACCATAGATTGTGGGACTTGTTCTTTTTGTTGAAAAGGGTGAGGTGCTGGTGCTGGTTTTGAACCCTTTGCCTTTGGTTTTTCTATTTCTATCTCTTTTGCTAGTTTGGAAGCAACGATTGAACCTGCTTGTATTGCTTTTAGTCCTGCGGTGAGTTCAGGTTGCCCTGTGGCGACCCCTAATGGAACTGCTAAAGTCCCTGCTACATCTCCTTGAATAGCAGCGAATTTACTAATAACTGGTGCTGCTTTTTGTCTTACCCAAGTTACTGCTTTTGGAACAAATTTAACAATCTTTTTGCCGATGGTATTTACTCCTTGTCCTATTTTTTTGCCGATTTTAGCGATTGATTTAAAGATTCCTAAAACCATGTTATAATATATATAAATATATTAATTTGCCTCCTAAAATTAATTACTCCTGCGGATTTGTTGTATTGCCGTTGGTTGTAATGTGTTTATTTCTTTTTTAATATAATCAATACGGAGAGTAATTGCCCAATCAGGGTTGCCGTCTAAAACAAGGGGTTTGTGGTCGTCTGTTAATAACTTTATATGAAGCATTTGGATTGCTTTATCATTTATAATACTATAAAATGGTTGATTGTTAAAGTAATTTAATACTTGATTGGGATTTACGGAGATAGGGATTTTTGAGATTATGTTGTTTGCACCCGTGACATTATCATAATTGCGTGTAGTTAAATTGGCGATTTGAACTAGAACGCTGGTGTTTGTTGCTAAATTAACTATGCTAGGGAATGGTTCAAACTGCTCATAGGGAGATACTCTTATTTTACAACCTAATAATCGTTCGCAAGTTGTTCCTGAATCAATCGTTACAGTATAACCAGGCGGTATGGAATCAATTGCTAATCTGTTTGTATCAGCGTTATATGTAAAATGTAAATGTGGGTTATTTGGTTGTAGTAGATTTAAAGCAACGAGAAGCGTGGTAATATTATAATTACCTGTTGGTATGGTATATGTTATACCACTCATTACAAGAGTATTGTTATTTGAGTTTATCATTTTATAACTAAATGGAAGCACTAGACTTTCAACTCCTATTATCGGCGTGTGTGGGTCGTTTTGCGGTATAATGATTGGTGGTATTGATACGATGATGTCGGTGTTGTATACATTACTATTTTGTGATACTGCCCCTAATGTTGATATAAATAATTTTTGACTAGAATGTTCTATTGTATTCATAATATATAATATGGTTATATATTATTAATTTTATTTTTTTATTGGGCTGCGTTGATTTAAAGTGGGATTAAACATGTCTATTAAATGGTGTTCGTGATGGCGAGCATCTCGTTTTGAACCTTCTAAAGAGCCTAATTCTATGTATTCCCAATTATCATAGCCTCCATTTTTTATTATGGTTTTATATTTGAGTTGATGTTTTTTCAAGCTATTAGGGTTCGTTGTATGATACTTATGTTGATATTTTCTGAATCGCATATCTGAGGTAGAACCGATATAAAAATCTTTTATGTCTCTTGATTTGCAACATAGCATATAAAATATGTATTGGGTCATTTATATAATAGGCACAGAAAATAATTTTGGATAAAATCTATATAAATCTCCCTAAATTCTTCTGAGTCTATATTTTGGGGTTGGCTCAGGTTCAACAGGTTCAAATACTTGTGGTGGTGGTAATTGAACTGGTGGAACATCAGCTTTTTTACTGCTCTTGGTTCGTATAATGATTTGCGGTGTATCATCATCACTTTCATCGTCGTGTTGTATAACGATTGTTTGCTTTTGTGAGCGTTTAGGTGTTGCTTTTGGTTTTTCTAAATCATCTGCCGTGATTGAAGATTTCTTCTTAAGTATCGGTTCTGGTATTGACTTCGGTGTTTTATCCTGTGCTTTTTTTTCTAATGCCTTTCGTTTTCCTTCTGCTAATGCCTCACGAGTTTTGTCGGACATTTTACGCTTTGGTTTTTCAATTGTAGATATTTCAGGTTCGTCTTCCTCAATTAAATTATTCATTTATAACATATATGCAGATAAAAATATCTGTTTTGTTCTTTTTTTGTTTTTCGTTACGAATTTTTGAGTTTGCTAAATAAAGATAATATTTAATCAATAAAGCTTGATTTAAAATAATAAATATTTAATCAATGAAGATTTATTTTTAAGTATAATGTTTCCCCTTTGTTTCCGTGTTTCCGCGTTTCCCCTTTTTTTCAAAGTTTTTCATATATATAGGTTTTTATATATTTTTATAGAAAGTTTGAAAAAAGGGGAAACAGGGGAAACAGGAAACAATTGCGGAAACACTTAAAAGAGAATATCTTGAATTCCCCTGAATTCCCCAATTCCCCAATTCCCCTTTTTTTCAAAGTTTTTCATATATATAGGTTTTTGTATATTTTTATAGAAAGTTTGAAAAAAGGGGAAACAGGGGAATTGGGGAATTAATGGGGAATTGGATAAAAAAAAATAATAATAAATCAAATTTATATATATTATTATTCACATTATTTACATTTCTTCTACTTCTACTGCTTCTACAACTTCTATTTTTTTCAAACCTAAATAGCAACCCTTTTTACCCCTTCCTATTGTTTCATCTTTACTATACGGAATATCCAATCGTTTCATATCTCCATCAAGTGCTTTTCTGTCTTCTTTATTAACTTGCTGACCGAACAAATATGCTATATCCTTCCAATAAACTTTACATTCATAATCCTCCGTAATTTCATATACTTCTAATAATTTATTTTTGAAATAATCATTATCATCACAGACTTCTTTAAATTTATCTTCATTAATTTTTGGAACAACTAAATTATCATAATACTTCAATAATAAATGGAAATATGCGTTTTTAAAATACGGACAAATAAATTGTTTTTCAAAACCATCTACACGCTTATAAATGTGTTTTTCATCACTAAATTCATTATTACCATCATCTTTTAAAAACCTACTATTGTAATGTTGTATCATTCCACGCCTTTTAATACCTTCATCTGTTTTGCCGTGAAAATCATGATTACTACAAGTCATAAGTTTCGCTTGTATTTTTTTAACTTGGTCTGTTCCAAACATCACCTCACAAGATATTTTTTTAGCATCAACAAAGTCTTTTAAAAACTCAATATCTAGTTTTTTTTCAGGTAATTCCTCAACATACGCAAGACGAATAGGGTTATTCAATAATTCGATAATATGTTTGTGGCGTTTTGCATATCCTAATACAAAAGTATCACTAACCAGTTTTTTCGTATATATAGGGAAGCACATATCGTGTATACCCATCTCGGTTGATTTACCATTACTTGCTGAATAACCCACATTCATTTTAAATTTTTGTTTATCAATACAACCACTTAAACAATAAGATAAATAACCAAGTGTAAAATCTCGCTGTGTTTTATCAGGTTGTGTTTTTTCAAAAAACTCCATTACTTTATTTTTAATGTTTTCATCAATATTTTCCACAGGGATATAATCATAATCTAACCATTTTGTAACATAATCAAAATAACAACGCCAACGGAATAATTTATTTTTCATTTCATAAACTCCATTATTAAAATGTATATTATTATGGTCTTGTTCTCCAACATCAAATACAGGTTTATTAAATACAACCGCTAATTTACTTCTAATGAATGTTAATACATTTTTACAAAAATTCACTCGTTTAATACCATTATTTACTTTAATAATTAAATCATCTAATTCTTTTAATTTTTTCATTTCTTCTTTATCATCAATAGCGTCTGCTTTTTGTTGTCCTAAAAATGTAAAACAACATTTGATATAAGATTTCAACCATTCATTAATATTATTTAATAGAATATGTGGTTTGTTTTCATCTTCCATACGCCATTCATTATTGTAATATATATAAATCTTATCCTCATTAGCAACCAAGTTCTTTTTATAGGTTTCATAATAAATGTCAGCAAAATCGCTCTCATTTGCCGATTTAATCATATTATCTAATGTAAGATTATCAAATATCTGTTTATCAACTGATGGAGAATATTTTATTTTAATTTTTAAATATTGTGATTTATTACTCTCCAAAGAATAATAAAATATAGTTCCCATATTAATACCCTTATCAGTATAATTATCCCAATAAGTATCAACATAGGTCTTTATATCCCTACCGCATCGTTTCGCCAATTTAATAGCAATATTTTTATAAGATATATCGTTTGAACTTCTTAACGCCCAAACTATTTTAATCCAATTACTATATTGTCCGCTACATAAATATTTCATATCAATATTATTGGCGTGTTCTAAAATTTCATTATAATCTACTGAATTGTTTTGTTTTCCAATAGGTAATTCTTCATCACTAATAATTCCTTCTGTAATAGTAGTAGGTGATTTTGGAATGTCTAATTTTAATAATATTTTTTGTCCTAATGGTGTATAATTGAACTTTTGTTTTGGTTCTTGGGTAGATAATTCACGGAATAAATCAAATGTTAGTTCGGTTGAACTATTAGTCACACAAAATTCTCCATCAGTATCGTCATACTGAAATATTTTAACGCCTGTTAATTCGTATGCTTCATTCGCAGGTTTTCGTGAACCAATCATTTGATTATTATTTGCTCCTGTTGTTAATCCATTATCAAATATTGCGTCAAGAGAGTTGATTAATGGTAAATCCTGCATCATTTCAATAATATCAGCACTATTAATAATATTTGTGCGTAATTGTTGTTGTATTTTTCTATCCATTTCAATATTAAACAATAAATGTAATCCGTCTTTTGTATAATCTTCTAGTAGATTAACATTTGGTTTTTCCATTATAAAACACTTGAATGTATCATTATTTTCAAATTTAACTAATTTTTTAATTTCATCTGTGTAATTATAAATTAATTTTTCAACCCATTCACGAGTGTGTTGTCTTGTGTCAATATCAGTATTATATCTAAAATCTAAATCAACATATATACCTCCGCTAATTTTCGGTTGTTTTTCAGTAAGATATTCCATTTTATTACCTTTAATGACTTCATTATAATAAATAGTTTGAAACATTAATAAGTCATCGCCTTCAATACAATAACATCCGCCCTTAATTTCTAAATATTTATCACCAATTCTCGTGTGAGTTTGTTGTTGTCCTTTTTGAATGTAGTGTTTTTCTAAGAAAGTACTTAGTTTATTCATTTTATTCATTCTTGTTATATATATACTAAAGATAATTATTTTTTAAATTGTAATTTATTAAAATCAATTTTTTTTTAATTTGCCTAAATATTTGCCTAAATGTTTTTTCATAAAATTAAAATCAATTTTATGAAATCGCTTAAATATTTTCGGTTTTTTTAAGGACTGGTAAAGGTTTATATGTATTTTGTTTAATTATATTTACACATTCATTTGTAATTCCATATTCCTTAATATATTCATTTACGCCATCTTCACCTAATTTTTTTTTATAATAGTTTAATTTTGATTTAATTTTCTGGGTTTCAATATTATCTTTGTAATATTTAGTTGCGATTTTATTTCGTTTTTCTCGCTCCTCCCCACTAATTGTTGATATAAAATTATCGGTAGTTTTCATTTTTATATATATACCTAAAGATTTTATTTTTAAATCAATTTTTATTTTTAAATCAATTTTTTTGCAACATAAAAAATAAATGTTAAATATATAGAGATGTGTTTAAATAGAGAATGCATTTATGTAATTATAGGAGAAGATGAGTACGGCGACAGATGTATAACTCATTATAAATTTAATGAAAAAGAAACAGATTTAGTAATATTATTTAAAGAATATATTGAAAAACAAAAATTTAAAAAAATGGTTAAAAATAAAACACTTAAACGGCGTATTAAACAGCATCAAAATTATCATTACTGTTATTGCTGACAGTAATACTTAATGGTGTTGTAGGTAGATTTGGCGTTTTCACAAACCCATCAAGGTCTATGAGTTGGTCGGTAATATCCTTTTCAACCACTCCGTTCTTTTTTATAAGCTCGATATAACGACTATAACACTCGTTCAAAAAGGTTAATGGGTCAGTTCCTCTTTCACTTGATGTGAGATGGATAGTTTTAAATATATCTACACTAAGGACATAAAACTCTTTGGATAATATAATTGAAGAAGAAGCTTTTTCATTTATACCTAAATACAGTTCAATCGATCCGATAATAGAATTAGTTAAGCCAATTCCACACACTAATGCACTAATCATATTTTGACTAACATTATAAGTTGCTAACCCAACCGAAGCAACGGAACTAATACTATTAAAAA